CAAGGACTACGGCAACCCGGAATATGAGTATGAGGTCGATGAGGGGGCAACTCGCGCCCAGGATTATGACGAGCGCATCGATATCATCCCGGTATCTGACCCGAATGCCTCAACGATGGCTCAGCGCATTATGCAGTACCAAGCGGCCCTGCAGCTATCACAGCAAGCGCCTCAGCTTTATGACTTGCCTGAGTTGCACCGTCAGATGATCGATGCTCTTGGCCTGAAGGAGGCTGAGAAGCTTATTCCGACCTCTGAGGAAGAGAAGCCAATGGACCCCGTGTCGGAGAACATGGCGCTCCTCAACAGCAAGCCTGTCAAAGCATTCCTGTACCAGGACCACGAAGCCCACATCCAGGTTCATATGGCGGCGTTGCAGGACCCGAAAATTCAACAGTTGGTTGGTCAATCTCCAATGGCCAAGGCAATCACGGCTGCTGCAGCGGCTCACATCCAGGAGCACGTTGGCTTCCAATATCGTCGCGAGATCGAAAAGCAAATGGGCGTGTCTCTACCGGACCCGGAGAAGCCGTTGCCGGAGGATGTCGAACTGCAACTGTCTCGCACCGTCGCAGAGGCTGCAGATCGCCTTCTCAAGAAGGATCAGCGCGAAGCCGCTCAAGAGAAAGCCCGACAGCAAGAGGAAGACCCGATCTTCCAGCTTCAGAGGGCAGAACTCGCCGTCAAGCGGGCAGAAGTCGAGCGCAAGGCGGCAGAAGACAAGATGGACGCAGCCCTCAAAGAGAAAGAGTTGGCCGTCAAGCTGGAGATCGAACGCAACCGTCTCGCATCGCGTGAGAAGGTTGAGGGTGCCAAGATTGGCCTTGAGGCCGTGGACAACATCCGCGAGGCACAAGCCAAGAACCGTGAGATTTCATCCAACGAGCATATTGAGGGAGCCAAGCTGGGCCAAAAGATCAGCGAGAAACTCCTTGATAACGCCAAGGAAGAAAAAAACGTCAATAAAAGTATTGACGAGAGTTAAGAAATAGGGGAGCTTAAACATTGACGGGTGATATTTTAACCCTTCTCCGGGAGATTATTCGTCGGGAAATGAATGACATTACCGATGATGTAGCGACCGGATCGTGCCAGGACTTTGGCCATTACCGTCACAAGACGGGAGTGATTGAAGGATTGGCCAGAGCCGAAAGGCACCTGCTTGATCTTCAGGCGAAGATTGATCAGGACGACGACTAAGGGACCGTGGCCCTTAACCACGAGCAAATAGGAGTAAACCATGGGCGCTAAGCTCAAAGAAGTACCAAAGGAAGAGGCGAAAGCCGCCAGCCAGCTTCCGAAACCAACTGGCTACCATATGCTAATTGCTTTGCCGGAGGTCGAAGAGAAGACCAATGGCGGGATTTATAAGCCAGACGAAACAATGGACATTGAACGCTTCTCGACAGTGACAGGAATGGTCCTTGCTATGGGCCCGGACTGTTACAACGACGATAAGAAGTTTCCGACAGGGCCTTGGTGCAAAGAAGGTGACTTTGTCGTCTTCCGGGCATTCCAGGGCACTCGTGTCAAAATCCACGGTAAGGAGTTTCGTCTCCTGAATGACGACAGCATCGAAGCTGTTGTCGATGACCCGACAGGTATCGTGAGGGCTGGCTAATGGGCAAAGCAGCAGAAGCGCAAGTTGAAGATCAAGACGATCTGTTTGACGAGGACCCGTCAGCAGATATCGAAATTGACATTGTAGACGACCGTCCTGAGGAGGACCGTGTTCCTCCGAAAAAAGAAGTCAAGGGTGAAGACGATCCGGACGACATTCCGGAGGATGAGCTTTCCTCTTACTCTGAAGCGGTTCAGAAGCGTATCAAGCGGCTCCGGTATGAATACCATGAGGAGCGGCGGGCACGGGAAGCAGCGGCCAAGCAAAGCGAAGAGGCCGTTCGTTACGCCCAGAACATCCACCAGGAAAACTCTCGCCTCAAGCAAATGCTCGAAAGCGGCCACAAGCAGCTTTCAGAGTACGCAAAGGCCCGGAGCGATGCAGAGATGCAGAATGCTCAGAAGGCCTACAAGGAGGCGTTTGAAGCTGGTGATACCGATGCGCTGATCGAAGCGCAGAACAAGATCAATGAAATCCTGCTGGACAGAGCCTCGTATGCCCAATCAGCGAGAGTAGCGCAGCCCGCTGCATCCCCTCAGCCAGCGCAACCTCAGGTCCAGCAGGACCCCTCAACTCAAGTACCAGATCAGAAGTTTGTGTCATGGTCACGGCGCAATCAATGGTTTGGTGACGATCCAGAAATGACATCATTCGCTTACGGCGTTCACGAAAAGCTCGTGAAGAGTGGCGTTGATCCCCGGAGCGACGACTATTACGACAGAATTGATGCTCGGATGCGTCAGGTATTCCCTGACCGCTTCGATGAAGAATTTTCCGTGGAGGACCAATCTCGTACTGGTTCATACCAGGCTGCGACTTCACGGAAGAAGCCCACTGTAGCACCAGCGGGCCGTGGAAATGGGCAACCGCCACGCAAAGTGCAGCTAACGAGAACCCAGGTCGCAGTCGCCAAGCGGCTTGGGCTTACCCCTGAGCAATATGCTAAGCAACTAGCCAAGGAGATGGCAAATGGCGCGTGAAAACGATGAGCGGACACCCCGTGAACTCGAAACCCGATCCACTGAGGAGCGCAAAAAGACTTGGGCCCCTCCCACCGTTCTACCTGAACCCCGGCATCAAGATGGGTTTTCCTATCGCTGGATCAGGACTGCTGCTTTCGGGCAAGCAGACAATACCAATGTCTCGGCCAAGTTTCGTGAAGGCTGGGAGCCAGTAAAGGCTAAAGATCATCCTGAGATGCAGCTTCTTACTGACCCCAACAGTCGTTTCCCGGACAACGTCGAAGTCGGCGGCTTGCTGCTTTGTCGGACGGCAACGGAGAACATGCAGATGCGTTCTGAATACTATGATCAGAAGGCTCAGCAACAAGTAAATAGTGTGGATCAGAATTACATGCGTGAAAATGATCCTCGTATGCCTCTTCTCCGTCCGGATAAGAAGACGAGGGTTGATTTCGGCAGGTCATAGTGGCCTGTCGGTAACTTAATAGGAGCTTAATAAGATGGCATCTACTGCTGCCCCTTATGGTATGCGCCCTGTTCAGTTGATTGGTGGTCAGCCGTATGCTGGTTCGACCCGCCAAATCTCCATTGCTTCAGGTTATGCAACCAATATCTTCTTCGGTGACGCGGTCAAGCTCGTCGCTGCTGGTACTGTCGAAAAAGACACTGGCACGAACGCGATGACCCCGGTTGGCATCTTTATGGGATGCTCGTACACCGATCCTGGTCTCAACTACAAGGTCTTCAAGCAATACTGGCCCGCCTCGACGGCGGCGTCGGACGCTATGGCCTATGTCTGTGACGACCCAGACACAGTTTTCCAAATTCAGGCTGACGATACCATCGCTCAGGCTGGCCTTGGTGCAAACTACGCCCTGGTACAGACCGCTGGTACGACCACGGTTGGCAACTCGAAAAACGCACTCGACGCTTCGACTGCTGCCACCACTAACACCCTGCCGCTTCGCGTTATCGGTTTTGTCGATGGCCCGGACAGCGCGGTTGGGGACACGTATACTGACGTTCTCGTGAAATGGAATGTCGGTCACCAGTACGAAAACGCCGAAGGCGTTTAAGGCTTAGGAGGGTAAACAATGGCGATTTCACGCGCACAGCTTCTTAAGGAGCTTCTCCCAGGCCTAAACGCACTGTTTGGTCTGGAATACGACAAGTACCAGGACGAGCATGCAGAGGTCTACGAGACCGAAAACTCTGAGCGTTCGTTTGAGGAAGAAACCAAGCTTTCTGGCTTCGGGGCTGCTCCCGTTAAGGCGGAAGGTGAGGCGATCACCTACGACAACGCGCAAGAGGCATGGACCCAGCGTTACGACCACGAAACGGTCACGATGGGCTTCTCCATCACGGAGGAGGCAGTCGAGGATAACCTGTACGACACGTTGTCGGCTCGTTACACCAAGGCTCTCGCCCGCGCTATGGCTCACACCAAGCAGGTGAAAGCTATGGTTCCATTGAACAGCGGCTTTGGCTCGTACACCACGGGCGACGGCGTATCGCTGTTCAATACGTCTCACCCGCTGGTCTCTGGCGGCACGGTTTCGAACCGTCCGACCACGGCCACCGACCTCAACGAAACGGCGCTCGAAAATGCGACCATCCAGATTGCTGGTTGGACGGATGAGCGTGGCCTGTTGATTGCGGCAAAACCGCGTAAACTGGTCGTTGCTCCGAACGAAATGTTCACGGCAACCCGCATCCTGAAGTCGGAGTACCGCACGGGCGTGGCTGACAACGATGTCAACGCGATTGTTACCAATGGTACGATCCAGGATGGCTACACGGTCAACCACTACCTGACGGACACCAATGCTTGGTTCCTGATCACCGACGTCCCCAACGGCATGAAGCACTTTGTGCGTTCTCCGATGGCTCAGTCGATGGACGGTGACTTCGACACTGGCAACGTCCGTTACAAAGCCCGCGAGCGTTACAGCTTCGGCGTCTCGGACTACCTCGGCGTCTACGGTTCGCCGGGGGGCTCGTAAGAGCTTTCGCATTGAGGGGGCGGCTCTTCGGGGTCGCCCCCTTATGCATTGACTGTTCAATATGCGTTATCGAATGGTGTGACCAATTCTGGCACACTGATCTAAGAAAGGAGATTGTTCGATGCCTACGCACTTTACGAATGGCGTTTCCAACGTCACCCAAGGCCACCCGCTGTATGAGTTCGGCATGCCCGATCCGGCCAAGTGGGTCACCTACTTCAATGATTTCAACACGTACAACGCTTCGGATTGGACGATCACCACGGTTGAAACTGGTGCGGGTTCTGCCACTGAGGCCCTGACGGATGTTGCTGGCGGCGCTCTGCTCATCACCAACGATGCGGCTGATAACGACAGTGACTTCTTCAATCTGGTTGGTGAGAGCTTCCAATACTCTGCCACCAAGAAGATGTTCTTCCGCGCTCGCTTCAAGGTTTCGGATGCAACTCAGTCTGACATCGTCATGGGTCTGCAAATCACCGACACCACACCGCTTGCGGTTACGGACGGCATTTACTTCACCAAGGCCGATGCTTCGACGGCTGCGAGCTTTGTTGTCACCAAGGACAGCACGGCAACGACCCAAGCAAGCGTTGCCACCATGGCT